GCTATCTCTCTGTCTTCCCTGCGGCGCACTTCGGTGCGCCGCCCGCCGCGCCTGTTCTTGTACGGCATTCATGGCGTCGGCAAGTCCACGTTCGCCGCTGCCGCGCCGAACCCGGTCTTCATCCAGACCGAGGACGGTTTGGGCGCGCTCGACGTGCAGGCGTTCCCGCTAGCGAAGTCGTTCGACGACGTGATGGAGTCGATCGGCTCGCTCTACGAGGAGGAGCATGATTTCAGCACGCTCTGCATCGACAGCGTCGATTGGCTGGAGCAACTCATCTTCAGGGACGTTGCCGCCGAGCAGAAGGTCTCCTCCATTGAGGACATCGGCTACGGAAAGGGCTACGTCTTCGCGTCAAGCCGCTGGGCGACGCTGCTTGAGGGTCTCGATCTGCTGCGGAACGAGAAGAACATGGCTATCGCTCTGATCGGCCACGCGCAGATCCGCCGCTTTGAGGATCCGATGGTCGATGGCTACGATCGCTATTCGCCGGATTTGCACAAGGTCGCGAGCGCGACGCTGTGCGAGTGGTCGGACGTTGTCGCGTTCGTCAATTTTCGTGTTGCGACGAAACAGATCGATGCCGGTTTCAATCGCAAGGTCGCGAAGGGCGTCGGCTCCGGTACGCGCACGATGTATCTGGAGGAGCGGCCCGCCTTCACCGCGAAGAGCCGCTGGCGCATCGGATCGGATTGCCCGCTGGACTGGGCGACGTTCGAGGCGCGACTGAACAAGGCGCAGGGCGGCGAGGATGCCGCGCCTGCCGAGCAATCCGAGCCTGACCAGCCGCAACCGGCTCAGGATGCACCGCAGAAGTCTGCGGTGAAACGCGGCACCAAGAAGGAGTGACAATCATGTCCGACGAGAAGAAGACGAAGAAGACCACCGCGACCAAGGCTCCGGCGAAAGACCCGGTCGTCTACGTTCTGTATCGCGGCGACGCCGAGATCGTCGGCGTCTGCACGCGCGCGGACACCGCAATGGAGACCATCTCGGCTGACCGTGACGTTCAGTTCGCGCGCGTCTCCGTCGCGCGGCAGAAGCGTGGCGCCCGCGCCTGATCCGCGCTGCGGGGCCAGGATTGTCCTGGCCCCGCTTCCAATCGAATGAGGAAATCAAATGGCACATCTTGGTGAGAAGTTTGACGCGAGCGAGGTTCCGCCATCGGAATTTCAGCCGCTTCCTGTTGGCAGCTATCGCGCCGAATTCGTCGCGAGCGAAATCAAGGCGACGAAGAGCGGAAGCGGTCAGTACATCGAATTCCAGGGCGCCCTGCTCGACGGCGAGCATCAGGGTCGCCGCTTTTGGGATCGCATAAATTTGTGGAACGACAACCAGCAAGCGGTCCAGATCGCACGCCGCACTTTCGCCGACATGTGCGAGGCATGCGGAAAGGGCGCCATCGAAGACACCGACGAACTGCATCAGATCCCGTTTGTGCTGAAGGTTCGCATGCAGAAGAACAAGGTCACGGGCGAGATGCAGAATGCATACGGCTATGCGCCGGATGGCGAGCCGCAGGTCTCCGCCCGCGCGCCCGCCCCGAGCAAGACCGCCCCGAGCAAGGCCGCTTCGGCACCCGCCCAGGCGACCCCCGCGAAGCCCGCCGGGAAGCCGTGGGAGCGCAAGCGCTGACTGCCCGCTACGCAACACCAGCCCGCTGGCTTTTGCGCGCCAGCGGGCTGATTTTCGGCCCTGGAGGACACAATGGCAAAGCTCCCCCCGCTTGATCACAGTGACCCCGTCATCGACGCGATTAACCGCGCCCTCGAAAAGCTTCAGGAGGACAGCCCGCGCGCGTACCTGGGCGCATCCGCCATCGGCCAGTCGTGCGAGCGCAGGCTCTGGCTGGATTTCCGATGGGCGCGCAAGCGGATCATCGCGGCGGCGGGGCTGTGCGCAATCGACGATGGGCACCGCGGCGAGCGCATCATGGCGGATCGCCTGCGGATGGTCCCCGGCGTCAAGCTGGTCACCGAGGACGAGGCCGGGAACCAGATCGGCTTCGCGGATCTCGGCGGGCACTTTCGCGGCAACGCGGACGGTCTCATCGAGGGTCTGCCCCAGGCGAAAGCGCTGCATGTCTGGGAATGCAAGATCGCGAACGAAAAGAAATTCGAGAAGCTGATCGATCTGAAAACTCGGCTTGGCGAGAAGGCCGCATTCGCGAAATGGGACGCAACCTATTACGCGCAGGCGCAGATCTACATGCATTACCTGGGCGCGCATCGGCACTATCTGACTGTCGGCTCGCCAGGGGTGCGCCGCATGGTGACCGTGCGGACAGAATACGATGCGGTGGCTGCGCTGAACCTGATCTCGAAAGCGCAGCGTGTTATCGAGGCGCAGCGCATGCCGACCGGCATCTCGACTGATCCGTCGTGGTACGAGTGCCGGTTCTGTCCTCATTACGACGGCTGTCACGCTGCTGATCGGAGCGCGCCGACGAGCGCGGCGTCGAACTGTCGGACGTGTCTGCACTCGACGCCGCTGTTGGCGGGCGGCTGGCATTGCGCGCGGTTTGAAAAGATGCTCGACGTTGAAACGCAGAGGTCGGGATGCCCCGCGCATCTCTACATCCCTGATCTGATCGACGGCGAGCAGACCGACGCTGGCGACGACTGGGTCGAGTACCGGCTGATCGACGGGAGCGTCTGGCGGGACGGGAAACAGGGTGATTGACACGGAGGCGTAGAGACCCTATATAGATCCCGTCCCCTGCCATCCCGGCGGGGAGAGACAGGAGCTACAGATGACCATCACCCTCCGCGACTACCAAGCCCAAGCGATCAAGAGCATCTGGACGTGGTTCGAGACCCGCGACGGCAACCCGCTTATCGAGTTGCCGACCGGCACCGGCAAGTCGCTTGTGATTGCTGGCCTGTGCCAACAAGTCCTCGAACAGTACGAGGACTCGAAAATCCTCGTCGTCACCCATGTGCGCGAGTTGATCGCACAGAACTACGCCGAGCTTCTGCGCCTCTGGCCGGAAGCGCCCGCCGGGATCAACAGCGCGGGCATCGGTCGCCGCGACACGCGGCAGAAGATCATCTTCTGCGGCATCCAGTCGGTTGCCGACCACGCGCATAAATTCGGAAAAGTCGATCTGATCTTGGTCGATGAGGCGCACCTGATCCCGCGTGATGGGGCGACCCGCTACCAGAAATTCATCAACGATCTGCGCGTCGCGAACCCGTATGCCCGCGTGATTGGTCTGACGGCGACGCCATATCGCCTCGACAGCGGTCGCCTCGACCAGGGCGACGACGCGCTGTTCTCGGGCACCGCGTACAGCTACCCCGTCGTCCAAGCGATCAAGTCGGGCTACCTGTCGCCGCTCGTGTCGAAGGCGACCGGCATGAAGCTCGACGTTGCTGGCGTCGGCACGCGCGGCGGCGACTACATCGCTGGCGATCTGGAGCGCGCAGTCAATATCGACGGCGTCAACCGCGCTGCGATCAAGGAAGTCACCGAGTTCGCCGCGCGCGACGGGCGGAAGTCTTGGCTGATCTTCGCCGCTGGCGTCGATCACGCGCAGGCTCTCGCGGCGATCGTGCGCGAGCATAGCGTCAGCGTCGCGACGATCTTCGGTGACACTCCGAAAGCGGAGCGTGACGCGACCATCGCTGCGTTCAAACGCGGCGAGATCACCTGTCTGGTTTCGATGGGCGTGTTGACCACCGGGTTCAATGCCCCGGCGGTTGACCTCATTGCCATGCTGCGCCCGACGCAATCGACCGGCCTGTACGTCCAAATCTGCGGTCGCGGGATGCGCCTCGCGAAGGGCAAGGCCAACTGCCTCGTCCTCGATTTCGCGGGCAACATCCTGCGGCATGGCCCGATTGATGCGGTCGCGCCGAAGGGCAAGGGCAAGAGCGACGGCGAGGGCGAGGCACCGGTGAAGGAGTGCCCGTCGTGCGGCTCATATGTGCATGCGTCGTCGAGCGAATGCCCCGACTGCGGTCACGTTTTCCCGAAGCCCGAGCCGAAGATCGCGTCGGTCGCGGATACCTCCGCGATCTTGAGCGACAGCACGCCGAAGTGGGTGAGCGTCACCGGCATGTCGTTCGCGCGTCACAGCAAGCTCGGCAAGCCCGACAGCCTGCGCG